TTTAGGATCAACTCCAGCTGCAGCACAGAATTGTTTAGTCAGTATAAGTGGAGTTACTCAAAACTATTTAGACGCAAGTAGTGTAGCTAATTGGACAGTAACATCTAACACATTAACATTTGCATTTAACCCACCGGTTACTGCAACAAACGGAATACAGATAACGGTAATCGCATAAAACAGCAAGATGGCACTAACCAAAGTAACTACGAACGTAATTGACATGAGTGGTAATACCGGAGGGCTAACTTGGGTGAAGGGCACTACAGCTCAACGCACCACAACCACTATTGGAGATTTACGTGTAAACACTGACGATAACAGAACTGAAATATATACCGACCAAACAGGCACATCAGAGTGGAGAAGACTAAAAGAAACAGGGTTAGGATTTTCTGTTTCTTATTTAGTAATCGCAGGAGGCGGGGGTGGCGGATCTGCAATAGTGGGGGCTGGAAACGGGTCAGGCGGTGGAGGAGCTGGAGGATACTTAACTAATTTTGGTGGTACAGCTTTAACAATAAGCCTCGGCACTTATGATATTGAGGTTGGCACAGGTGGAGCTGGTAGTAGTGGTGCTACTCAAGGAACAAATGGAGGCAACTCTGTTTTTGCATCAATCACTGCAACTGGCGGCGGTGGCGGAGGTGCAGGTGATGGCAGTGGAATAAATAAAGGAAAAGATGGAGGTTCTGGCGGCGGCGGAGCAACAGGAACAGGCGCCAATACAGGAGGAGCAGCCTCTCCTGCGGGTCAAGGTAATGCTGGAGGTGATGCAACTGGTGCGGGAGTGGGAGGCGCAGGAGGCGGCGGAGCTGGAAGCGTTGGCGTAAACACTACTGGAGCTAGTGGAACTGACGGAGGAAGTGGATTATCTAGTTCTATAACAGGCGTATCTACAGGACCTCGTGCTGGCGGTGGCGGAGGCGGAAGCTACAGTCCTGCGGGTGGCTCTCCAGGCGCTGGTCAAGCTGGAGGAGGTAGTGGAAGCGCTAGTGGAGCCGGTGGAAATGGAACGGCTAACTCAGGTTCAGGAGGCGGTGGAAGTGGTAACACTTCAGGTTTTAATTCAGGCGGAACCGGTGGTTCAGGAATAATAATAGTAAGATGTACACAAGCTGCAGCAACATTTACGGCGGGTGTAGTTGTAAATGGCACCACTACAACAGCGGGACAAAGTGTAAATGGAGACACTTCTAATATGCCCGCAGGTGAATATTTTTATTCAATAACAACGGCTGCAGGAGGCTCCACAATAACTTTTAGTTAATATGGCACACTACGCAAAAATATCAAATGATGAGTTCACAGTAAGTGAAAAGATTAGACTTAGGGAAGCTGAGATAGAAAAAAGTGTTATAGAGGCTAATAACAGAGCAAGCGAAGAATATGCGTTGCTTAAAACAGCTTATGAAGATTCTTTTAGTGGAAGTGAGGCCGAACAAATAACAGCTTTAGATAATCTTAATGCTAAGGAAGCTGAAGGAACAGAGGCTTTAACTACTGAAATTACAACATTAAATTCTACAATAGCTAATTCCTTATGTAGAGTAACTCACACGTGGACTGGGGCTGATGAATTTATATCTGCTGATGGAGGAGTTACTGATGTAGATAACACAGTATATTGGGAAGGAGTTTATGGAGGAAATCCTACTTTTTGTAAAAGAACATCATACAATACACAAGGAGGCACGCACAAGTTAGGCGACACACCTTTTAGAAAAAATTATGCATCTGTTGGTAACATCTACGATCCTGTAAGGGATGCGTTTTATGTAGAGCAGCCTTATGCAAGTTGGACACTAGATGAGTCGACTTGCTACTGGCAACCACCAACTCCTATGCCGGAGGGCAAAGGTTGGTATTGGAAAGAAGACACAACAGAGTGGGTAGATTATGTTTATTTTTCACAACCTACTATAGACGTTCCTCAGCCAAATGGGGTATGGGATACGACAACAGGAAGATGGATTTTAAATAATTAAATATGGCAATAACTAAAGTAATACCAGGGACACTAGATTTCAATCAAGCAAACACGGAAAATGGACTGAAAATGCCTTCGGGCACAGCTTTTTCAGGAACACCAGCGGAGGGCATGATGCGTAACGACACAGATCAAGAATCTGCTAGCTCCCAATCTACCATGCAACATTATACAGGTAATAATGAGTGGAAAAACTTTGTTAATACAGCTCAGTGTACAACTACTACTTGTAGTTTTCCAACAGGCCCAACAGCTGTAGCCTTGTTTCAAATGGATAGTTCAGTAACAGATACTTGTGGAAATTTTAGTGCAGCCTCTACACCTAATCTTACATATAGCACCTCTGTTAAAAAATATGGCACAGCTTCAGCGGAGTTTAATGGCACAAATGCAGAAATTAACATAACAGGAATAATGCCATCTAGCGTCGCTTCTGACTACGCAGTTTCTTTATGGGCTTATGCTGATAATTTAGGCGCATCAGGCAGACCTTTATTTAGTAATTTAGGGGCTGGGGGCTCTAATGTTGTTGGACAAGCAGCCATTGTTATATGGAACTCTAAATTAAGAGTATATATGGTTACTGACCCAGCTGCGGCTAATTTTTTAACTGTTTTTGATTCTGTAGGTAGTTTATCAACAGGTCAATGGTATAACATAGTGGTCAATGTGGATGTAAGCGCTAGCGGTACAGACACAATGAATTGTTACGTAAATGGCTCGGCTTTCAATGTAACTGGATTTGCTGACACAAATGTGACGACCAATACTAATACACAAATGGGTTCGCTTGCTGCTCTTTATTTTTGGGATGGTTATATAGACCAAGTAAGAGTTTACACATCAACTATTTCATCAAGTCAAGCAGGAGAATTAAACACCGAAGTAGGATGTTAAAAAATTAAATTATGGCAATAACAAAAATAGTAACACCAGAATTATTTGACTTTAGCTCGCTAAATACAGCGCTTCAGTTGCCCACAGGCCCAACTAGCGGAACAGGGGGAAGGCCCGCTGCCCCTAGCACAGGTGAATGGAGATATAATACTACATTGAAATATGTAGAGTATTATGATGGGGCCGATTGGAGACAGATAGATACCGAAACTATTCCATTTGATTTTTTTAATGTAAGAGAATATACGGGCGACTCCACGGTTTCTTATCCTAGTTCCACTTCGCAAACAATTTCTACTGATTTTTCTTTTGATTTGTCAATTACCAAAGCACTCGATGGGCCATTGAGGTCTTGGAATGTGTGTGATACTTTACGAAACGACACTGATAATGGTACAGGATTTAATATAATAGGCGGTGTGGTAATGAACTTTAATAATACTAATGCTGAAACATCTGGAGGCTCAGGCACGATTGCTTATGCTACTTTAAAAGACACCACTAATACAAGTGCTGGAAATCAAAGTTACAATTGGGGTAATGGGGCTAATGATTACGGCATGAATGATAGTGGAGTAAAGTATTTGAATTATTATTTTAAAGGTGGTGGATTTCCTACAGCAGTTAACTCGGGAGGAGTAACACCAACTTCAGGTTCTAAAATGTTAGATGGAGTGGCAAGCACAAGTAATTTTGCCACCGCAACATCATACCCTAGCAAACAAACTATTAATAGTGTAAATAATTTTAGTATTACTGAAATAACTAAATCTACAGGGGGGATTAATTTAGAAATACCACATTCCCTAGGCACAGCACCTGATTTTATTATTTTAAAACCCACAACTACAGAAGATTGGCAGGTTTGGCACTCTACTATAGGTACAGGAGCATATATGAGTTTTACAAGAAATGAGGACGGAGCAGGTGCAGGTAAAGATAATGCACAAACAAGGTCAGTTAGTTTTGAGACAGTAAGTAGCACCATTATCGAAAATAGATGGACAAGCGCTACTTTAAATTGGATGTGCTATGCTTGGGCAAATAAGACGGGGGTATCATCATTCGGCTCATTTGCAGGGAGTGGATCGGGAACGCCTGTAACTGGGTTAGGATTTCAGCCACGACTTTTAATTGTTAAATCATATTCGGGCTCGAGTAATACTGATTGGTTAGTGATTGACGCAGAAAGAGGCGCTAACAAACAATTATATATAAATACCAACTCTGATGAGCAAACTGCAACAGGTTGGTCTTTTGATTCAGATGGATTTACACCAAATGGAGGGACGTGGGATGCTTCGGGAACAAGTTATATTTATATGGCTTGGGCTTAAAAATTTAAAATAAAAACTATGAACACAACTATTTTAATATTAATCGGATTAGTAGCTTTACTAATCGTAATAAACATAGCCGCTATATGGCTTACAAAAAAAGGTCTTACCAAAGACGAGAACAATAATATGATTCCTGATATCTTAGAAGAAAAGTTTGCTAAGATGCAAGCAGATGTGTCTAGACGAGTAGGTCGTGTAGGTGAGGAGCTCAAAGACGTTACTAAGGCTATTAAAGAAGTGGGTAACCAAATCGGAGATGTGCCTAGCGCTATGCAAGGAAAAAACCGATCAGGTAAAAAATCTAAAAGAAAATGAATTATGTGCAAGATACCACAGCTGGAGAAATAACAGTAAACTACATTTATGTTGAATCTAAAGAAAATGGATGTGACTGATATAAAAGTTTATGCTCTTACAGTTGGAGCTTTAGCTACTTCAATGACGGACATTGATGTGGTTCTTAAAATTATTGCAACTCTTGTTGCTATAGGATATACCTTGCACAAATGGTATATAATGCATGGAAAGAATAAGTGAGCACGTATCGTACAAAGAAGCAACAAAATCTAATACGGCATCACGTTTAGGTATTGACAATACTCCTAACTCCTATCATTTATCAAATATGGGCATCCTTGCCGATAAATTATTTGAACCCCTTAGACGGTGGGTTGGTGGTCCAATAAAAATTAATTCCTTTTACCGATCTCCAGATTTAAATACAGCTATAGGAGGAAGTTCTAGTTCTCAGCATTGCCAGGGCAGAGCTGTAGATATTGATGATACCTTTGGACATAAAAGTAATGCAGAAATGTTTGCCTACATAAAAAACAATTTAGACTTCGATCAGATTATATGGGAGTTTGGTGATGATTTAAATCCTGATTGGGTACACGTAAGCTATGTATCCGAAAATGAAAATCGGTCAAGAGCTTTGAAAGCTGTAAAAACAGATGGCAAAACTAAATACGAAGTTATATGAGTAAGCCCAAAAAAAAGTTTGGACAAACCGTAGTAGGTAAACTTCTCAAAGCCTCAGTTGGATTAATAAATCCCACACTAGGCAGTTTGATTCAGGGGGACATGTCTGTTGAACAAGTAGTCAGTTCTATAAAAAACTCAGATGCACCTGTAGAAGACAAAATTCGTGCTCAAGAAATGGTGTTAGAAGCATACGAAGCAGAAGTTGCAGATAGAGCCTCGGCAAGAGAA